ACACCCAACATGAATCGAGCTCGGTCCCACTCCACGTAGCCCCAGAGATCCACCCAGCACACTGAGACGTACTCGTATCGAACTTATAGGCGTAGATGGTGTCGAAGGCTACAGTGTCTTCAAACTCGATGTTCCCTTGATTGTACTGCCAGATTCCCATCACGGGCAGACCAGGAAAGTAGCTCATGTCGATCGTTGTCGCTACGCCAGCACCAGCAGTGTGAGTGAGAACCACATCGCCCGTCGAGTAGTTGATGGTGCCTGAGTTGCCTGGAGTAACGCTTGTGAGTGTTCCATCAGGAGTGCCAGGCTCAGTAAAGACGATAGCACCCACGGTGATAGTCACAGTACCTGGGCGAATAGACGCATTGGGCTCGTTAGCAGCCAGCGTGAGCAGCGTGAAGATATTGAAGCTCCAAGGAGAAGCTCCGGAGTTGCCCAGTGATTCACCAGTAAGGTCCCTCTGCAACCTGCCGAGAAGAGAGGAGTTTGTGCGCCGCTTAATGCGGCCGCGCCAGAAGTACATGTTTTTAGAAACAGGGAAGGCATCACCCGGCAGAATAAAAGAGAGCCTGTCCCTCTCGAGACCGCCGCTAAAGTCCTCGATCGTGAGGGGAATATACTCCATTACGTCTCCACCACAGGGCCGTAGATCAACACAGTGTGTAGCGTGCCAAGAATCGTCGATCTCCTCATCACCACGTTGTTAACCGTCTGCTGGCTGATGCACAGGACATTGGCAATACCTCCTGCACTTGCCGTGCTTCCGAAAGAGCCTGTGAAGGGATAGTAGTTATCGGTTGCCATAGGCGTCGTGAAATTGATGGTGATGTAGGCGCCATTGCCTGACACACTAACTGAGGAAACGTTGTAGGAGCTCAGCAAGTTGATGGTGAAAGGTGATGAGCTCCCCGTGACAGTGAAGACCGCTGCCGCAGCTCCAGGTATTCCCCCGATGGTATGCGTCCCGTCGATGAGAAGAGGAATGGGAGTACCGCTCGAGTTGGGGCGATACCACAAGATATCCTCTGCGATCGCATCTACATCCTTGATGTAGACACACCCCACGTTATCGTCCGTAGCAGGGTGATCGTCCTGAGGGATGAGCTGCGCAACGGTGTGCTTACCTCTTCTTGAAGAGGTGGCGTCGTCAAAAGCGCCGTGGTCAACAGAAAATACGTCATTGAGAGCTTCGAAATTCTGCTGAATTTGAACAAACGACGGGGGCCGATAATCGTCAGGTTGGGGGATGAAAGGGTTGTAGGTCACGATGTCCCACCCAAGATTATGAGGTTGATCTTGCCAGCAAGGTTGTTTATCGAGGATTGGACCGTGCATCCCGTGGTGGAGTAGGCGCTAAGCCAATACTGGTATTTTTCGCCAAAGAGCACAAAAGGAGAATTGGCCGGGACGGGTGTCGTGAAGGTGATAGCCCACGTGTATGTAGAGCCCGAAGTTACCCTTGGACCTACTGAGGCAATGTTTTTAGGGCTTCCATAAGTGGCCGACGAGATGGCATCGAATATCACAGCTGCAAGAGTAGTATAAATTCCCCAAGTCAATGAACCTGCATCTGTTAAGGGCAACGCTACGCCATTGTCCTTTTGTCGAAACCACGGCACATAGTTACCAGATGATGGCTTGGTATAAAGAACGCTATAGCCAGCTGAAGTATCGGGGTCGATCGTGTTATCGAGGAACCTAACAGCCTTATGCAGCCCTCTCGTATCGTCTGTAGCGTTAAAGGCCACATGGTCTACGGCGTAGACGGTGTTCGCTTGGCTAAAGTTCTCCAAGATGGAGGATTGGGCAGACACCCCTGACGATAGGTAGTATGCGTCGGACTGTGCAGGCTGATCGGGGTCATAGGTCATAGCCACACCATTACGAAGTAGTTAATAGGGCCAAATCCCAAGGTAACGGATTGGGCATAGATATCCAGCGTTGTGGTAGTGGCATTTTGGTAGTTTGGGACGGAGCCCCCGTAGGGATTACCCGGAGAGGAGTTGTCATCGTAGTTCCCCAACACGTAGTAGTCGGCCGAGGAAAGGGCTGAATCAAAAGTTATGCGAAACGCTGATCCAGCAGCGTTAAGAGAGACCACAGAAGCCACATTCACTTGATTGCCAAGCAACGTGATAGTGCCGATGGCTACACCGGACCACTCCCACGCAGCCGCTACGCGAGGCCTAGGGAGGATGTTAATGGAGTGGTTGGCAGCGTCTGTAATCTGGATCTCAGTGCCGTTGCTCTGCTGCCTCACATAGAGGTTATCGACCGATCCATCGAGCTTGGTGTAGAGAGCCGACTCGGTAGCCAATGTGGTAGGTCCGGAACCCTGCTGAACCAGCGACATCTTTTCGTGGTATCCCACTTCGTCCACAGCATCCAGCTCTTTGTGGTCCAATTTGTATAATTGGTACAACGCCTGAAAGTTGTCCAAGAACCCTTGTTGGGATCTCGACATGTTATCAGTTGGCTGCGGAATGTTGGGATTGTACGCCATTACAGCCCAAAGCCCCAGAGGTTGGGCCACTGGAAGGTGTTGCTATAGATCGTAGCCACCCTGGTTTGGGCGTGTTGTGAGGCTGTGCGGCTCAGGACGTTTTGCCTCTGCTCTTGGTAGAGCGGCTCTATAAGTGCAACCTGGTCCATTGCGAGCCTGTCTTGCAGAATCCTCTTGGCTGCACCTACAGCTAGATACTGCCACCACTCGTTAAGGGTAGGGGATGAACCATCAGCTAGGAGCTCTGTAGGCTTTTGCTGGACCTGCGTCACGAATTGATACGGCTTGTTAGGGATGGGGCGAAACTTCAGCTGCTGATTGAAGAATAGCACCCCTACAGGAATGCCCGAGTTGTAGGGGTAATAGGAGATCGTGACAGCATTAGTCGTAGGGATCACATCCGAGAAGGTAACAACCACAGCTCCTGTGGTGTAGTTGATGGTGTTGGATGCACCCGTCACATCCCCAATGATGTTGCCTTGACCATCGTCTGTGGCGTTGAGCTGTACCCCATTAACGTCGACAGCTGCAATAAAAAGGGAGGAGCGAGCAACAGGGACATTGATGAGGGTAATGGACTGCGTCGCTCCTCCAGAACCTTGGGCCTCTTGCTGGTAATCCACCTGCGGAAACCAGTTATAAAACTGGGTCTGGTCGAAGAACATTTGCACCTGGATGCCCGAGACGTAAGCAGGTGCCTGCATGAGGATTTCAGTGTTTGACGGCCAGTCGTAAACGTCTACTCCTGCTTCTAGGGCCACCTCAAAATTGGTGATGAGCTGGTCGACCTTGGCAATAGCGGGAAAGTCGTATTGATAGAAGGTATTGATGTAGTCATCAATCACTGAGTCGGGCATCTGAGCAGAGGAAGGGGTCGCCGTTAGACGACGCACCTTCTCCCGTATGCGAGCCAATGTGGTCATCTTACCCCACGAAGTCTAAAGGCATAAACGCAAAGCGATGGTTCCTTTGGCCGACGATAGGCAACGACTTGCCGTTGTGATCCACCGCATATTTGTGAACCGTGCGATAGCATTGCTCAGTGAGATGACGAGCCACACTCAGAGGCACTTCACCAATTTCACCGTCTGCAAATTTGTAGAGCTTCAGCTGCTCAGTTGGGTGCTTGCGGAACCAAAAGGAGATTGGCGCTCCGGCTGATTCAAGGTTCTTGAATCGCCCTTTGACAATTCGGCTCTCTTCTTTGGCTTTCGCCTCGATCAACTCACGAGCTGCTTTTTTTCGCTCTTTGATCACGTTCAGTTCTGTCATAAGTGTACCAAATATTTTAATTGTTAGACAGAAGGGAGGGCATGGCCCTCCCTTCCCAAATTAGCTGATGGACTGACCAGTACCTGCTCTCCAATAGATGACGTCGCTTGCCGAACCTGCGGGCGCCTGAGCACCAGCTGCGAGCGAAATCCCAATGTAAGCTTGGTTCTGGAACGACCCAGTGATCACCGAGTTGTTCTCTCCCACTGGCACTGCCATAGCAGGAGTGCCAAGGTATGCAGCCGTAGTTGGCCATGCGAACGCCGTGAACGCTGAAGAATCAATGTCCAGCGTCACAGTGTTGGTGTAGCCGTTGGCATCGGCAGCGCCGATAGCCGTGACTTCTCCAACCAGCTCATCCATCTCGACCATTCCGAACTCAGATGGCACCTTCATACGCACAATCTGGCCCACTTGATACCCGTGAGTAACCGCAAACGTCACAATTGCCGATGTAGCAACCGAGATGTCTGTGATGACCCGTTTTTGTGGCACCCATAGGGGACCATTAGGGATCTTGCGACACATAAACGCCGTGTTTGCAGTAAACGCGGCCGTGTTGGTGTCCATGTTGGTCAGAGTGAAGGTGTTTGCCCCAGTGACTGTCACCGTAAACTCAAGTCCATTGATTTGAGTCATCAGGTCACCGCTGTAGATACGCACCGTATCCCCAGTCGAGAAACCGTGGGCAGTCGCCGTACAAACCGGAGGCGCAGCCTTGGTAAGGGTCGTACCGGTCTTGGCAGCTCCAGGTACCTGATCGGAGGTATCTACAAGCGAGAAGCCTCCAGATGTCAGCGTAACACCATTGAGGGCGTCAGTGCTGTTCGTCTTTTTGATCTCTACGCCTGTATCTACCGCCATTCCACGTTGCCACTTGAACATGACCCCGCGACCTGTCGATTGCTGCGTCGCCATCTGCGTGTAGTTGAGGACTTCCATATAGTCCACACCAGCAGGCAGAATCAAAATCTTAGTACTACCATCCGAGGTGAATCGGCCGTAGTAAGTAGTGTCATACATACTCATGGCGTCCTCCTAGTTAGGTAGTGTTACGTTCAGGTTGATGACCCAAGTGTCGTTGGTCACGCACTGGGCAGTAGCCATCTTCCAGCCTCATATCCTGTTACTTTCGCCTCTCGGCTACTGACCACTCTCGTGGCGGGGAAACCTCTTCGGGTCTCCCTCCTCGGCTTTCGTCCGAGGGTCAGACTGTCGCATCCCCCGAAGGGGTCTTCTCACTCAGTCGTTCACGCTGCAAGAGCAAAATGCTCAGCTTGCGCCCTGTCGCCGTGGCTTTCGCTGTAGGCTTCCAAGTCAATCAGAGAAGATTTAACGACCCCAGGTGCTTTTAGGGTCGCGTTCTGAGCGAGCGGGTCGTTCAGAATCGGCGGTCTGTAGAGGAAGCTGGTCGTATAACCAGTCTGCTCAACTTTTTGGTACGACTCGATACCGCAAACGGTAATCGGGTAGACGTCTGCTCCCATTGCCGAAGCATTGGGCAGCACAGAGCCTTTCGAGCTGAGATAGAACCTCAAGTTTGAGATCGATCCCCATTCACTGCGCAGGGTCGTAAACTGAGCGGGGTATTGTGACTTAGCGATGAAGCCGTCTACCCGTTCCAGCGAGCCGATCAAGGCGTTGCTGGCCATAGCTACGAAACTATCGCGGACAGGTGCGGTACCAAACCGATCTTCGCCCTCGATCATCAGCTCGATTGTACGAGCGTCAGCGAGGTTAAGAGCCCGAATCACGTCGTCCACGTCGGAGCGAGCGAGGTTCGTCGGGTTGTCGCCGTTCGTTCCACCTTGCGCGTTCACGAAGCTCGCCGATGAGAGCAACATGTCTCTCAAGAGCTCGTCCTCGGTCTCTTGCAAGGAGATCCCTGCGAGCTTCGCTTCCATGTTCAAGACAGGGTCTTGGTTCTGGAGGGTCACTTGCTCGTTCAGGATGATATACGTACCGTAAAATTGAATTGTACAGTCGATATCAATTGCCGTGTTGGTCTGTGCAGGCGGTGTAAGGCCCGAGTTCCCAAGGGGAACAGGAGCAGTAGCCCACTTCTCATAACGCCTTCTGCGAAGCGTGGTACCACTGTTTTGTGGCATCACAAACTCTTCAGCTCCAAGGCTGTAGACGAGATAGGGGACCGGAACCGCCAACAACTTCTGTCCAAAATGTATTTGGACCTCCGCCGGCAAAAAGGAGGAGGTTGTAATGTCTGGCATTGTTGTCCTAACTATTTAGTTAGCGACTTTTTGATGCCTCGAGCATCTCTTTGTAGAGCTGCTTTTTCAGTTCAGGTGTTAGCCTTCCATTGAGGTTGTCCTTGGCTGCCACGTCGTGACGTGTAGCCTGATGAACAGAGGCAGGCTTTGCTTGATTCGCTTCTAGGCGTGCAGCGTTATCGGCTGCCCTAGCGCTAGGCTTTTTCTTTTTGAGCATCTTGTAAACCGCTGCACCCTTTTCAAAATTGGAAGCACTACTTTTCTGAATTAGCGAGACAAACTCTGGGTCGCTATATTTCAAATCTTCGATTGCTTCTGGAGTGACAACAGCCTCGTAGTCTGCGTAAGTGGTCTTCAATCGCGTCTCATAGCTGGAGTCTTCGTGCTGCTGAAGCGCACGAGCTACCCCTTCTTGAATCTGCTTTTGAATCAGCTTCTGCGTGTACTTCTCAACATCCTGGCCGGTGACCCAATCCTCCTTAGGGAGGGAGAAGTCATCGTCTGGCTGAGCTTGGCGCTGGGACATCTCCTCTCGGACACGCCTTTCGGCCTCTAGCTCCATGTTGCGTTGCTGGAGTCTCTCCATTGTCTTCCTCATCTCGCGCCAATTCTTTTCTTGTTGGCTCTCGACTTGGAGGTCGGAGGGTTGGCTTTGCTGGCCGGCGTCGTCAGCGGTTACGCCCGTTTCTTCTAAGTCCATATCCCATCCTTGGGTTGCGATCCCGTTACAGCAGATGCCCATCCTGCAGGGCTGGCGTTAATTTAAATATTTAGCTTCCATGCTCAATTTTGTCAAATTTCTAATTTAGTAGAAAAAAAGTTCGCCCTCCTTAAGAGTTATTACCTAACTTCTTGGAGGTGATCGATCGTGAAACTCATCGAGTACAAAGAGACCGTTCCATCGAGAAATGAAGAGGTGATGGAACTAAAATCTACACTCACTCTCTATGATGCTGTTAACTCGTGGCTAGAGGTACTTGGACCTTCTACGAGACGCTCCTACTCCATTGCATGGAGCCAGTTTGGGAAAAGGGGCATTCTCGACCTCTATTGCTCTCTCAATGAAGTAGCAAGCATTGATTTCGAGGGCGTTGTGGATTACATTAAGCAGATTCCCGATTGGACAGAGTCTACAAGGCAGGTTCGAGCAGCGGCCGTCATATCGTTCACCAGGTGGCTGAGCAGGCGCTCAAAAGGAACGATCAAAGCTGCACTTCCTGTCACTTGTGGTCCTAACCGCACGTTTTACGAGATTAGAGAGAAGTGCCTCACTCCTGCGATGAACCGTGCGCAGTGGTCAGCGTGGCTGATCCAACTTCGAGCTATCAACCCGCGTTACTGGATGTTAGGAGCCGTGCAGCTTCAGGGAGGAAAGCGCATCAGCGAAGCCCTCGATCTTCTGATCGAAGATATCGATTGGGAGAACAAAAGAATTCGCTTTGCCCAAAAGAAGAGGGGTAAGAAGCTCGTCCACACAGTGATCACGTACCCAGATCACGTGTTGAAGGTGATGAGAGATCACCTCAAGACAAGGAATGAAGAGGGGATCGGCATAGGCAGCCCCTATTTCTTTTTGGATCGATTTGGCAACCGGATGTACTATCAACAGGTGCGATATGCGTATATCACTGCTGGTGTTCGGGCTGGAATACCATTTACTGTTAATACTCACGTACTACGTGCAAGCTGCGTTACCTACCTGAGAGACCAGGGATTCCCAGACCATGAAATTATGGGAGTAACGGGCCACACTACGATTAAGGCTTTGAACGCCTACGACAAGAGAGAAATGTTTCGCAACGCATCAGAAAAGGTCAGTTTGGTATGACAAACGAAGACGATCCACTAGGGACTTTATTAACTAATGTCATGAAAGTAATTTGTACAGCAAATTCTAAAATGATACTTCAAATAAGAAACGAACATTTAGAGGTTTTTAAACAAAGAGATATTCCCGATCACGTCATTGAAATGTTTATAAAAGATTTTTCCTTGGCATGTGCTAACGCCACCATCTCTGTGGCTGTAAATTTGTTTGTGGGAGCCGGAGTAGACAGAGAGGTAGTTCAAACTTTTTCACAAAAGATGCTAGATTCATTTGACAGGTTGTCTTCTCTTCCTGATCTTGAAAATTATAAAGAAGTAGAAGGTCTAATGGTAATAAGACACGACTAAATTAGCTGCCCTTTCGCAAATGCATTCGCCATCTTCCACAGGCCCTCTTCCTCTTTGAGAACGTCTGATGCATTCAACCGGACATACTCCGCCACCATTCCTCTATCAGGAACCGTCCAGCAGTAATGCAGGTCTCCAGTAGAGGGGGTATACTTGAAGAGGGAAGTGTCGTAGGAGGGCTTAGGTCGCGTCCTTCTTCCAATGAATCTCTGATAGATCACATTGGGATTGTCAGCATGCCGAGCTGTCATCACAACGATGTACCAGGGCTCCTTCCACTGACTGTGACGCTTCACGCACTCCTCAATGGAACCCATGAAGTTCTTCTGCATTTCCCGTTGCAGCTCTGCAACCTCCACCCAAGTGGTGTTGTCCTTGTTTTCTTCTCTAGCCTTGTGAGCTACCTCACCAATTGCAATCTTCTGCTTAGCCATAGGGCCTCCTTGCCAAGTAAACTATTTAAATGACATAAGACCAAAAAAAAATCCACCCCGCTTTTTTAGGGCGGGATGGACAGGAATCAGAAAACCCGACTAACCGATCTGCAACGGTTAGGAGGCGCTTCCAATTTAACAAGAGGGGGACATAATCACAAGCTATTCGCCATGCTCGCGCATCTCATACTCTCGCATCCCTACGGACTCGTGAAGACGACCTCGGTCCTTCTTCCGTTCCTTGGGGTGCTTACGCATTTCTCGTTCGCGCATGCCCTCCGATTCATGAAGGCGAGCCTCTGGACTGCTATGGTAGCCCATATCCTCGATATCCATTGAATAGATGCACCCCATTATAGGCCTCCGCGGTTCTGCGGCTGGCGCTTCGAGTTTAGACGCTCATAGTTGTCTCTCTGCACTTCATCCATGCCTGCGGGAGAGTCGTCATACGAGCCCTTCAAACCATAAGGGACTTTTGGGTATCCCTTGTAGACGACCTTCATTGGCATCCCTGCAAACGAATCTTCGCCGTTGTTACCTCTCGCCATGTCGGCTGAGTAGTATCTGTCTTTTGCCATCGTTCCACCTCGTAGAAACTGCTATTGCAACCCCGTGGGGTCTAACTACGCGGCAGCACCCGCGTCTGCCTCTATTCTAGACAACTCGGCGCTAGGCTGTAAAGAAACTTCTTTAATTATCTGGGCCATTTGAAGGAGCTGCATGACGTTGGCGAGATCCATCCCTTCAAGCTCCTTGATCGCCTTAGCGAGGTCCAGGGTGCCTAGTGACTGGTCTTTGCGCGCCTCTGCAATGCGCTCAACTGCAAGTGCTCTGTTTTCTTGTACTCGGCTTGCACGCTCGACGCCCAGACCCTCATTCGCCATCGCTCTAGATTCGAGGTCGGATATTTGCGCCTG